TTCATCATCATCATCATCATCTTTATCTTCCTCCTTTTCTTCTTTCATTTTCATTGCCTCTGCAGCCTTAGCACCCCTAGTCACAACATCTCTTACTTGCTTCAATGTTGATCCTGGGGACAATTTTGCAGAATCGTCATCTGGTTTGTAATTGTCTGGAGTTGGTCCTCCACAGTCTTGCCAACTTGCAGATTGACCATCAGGAATATTTCCTGTTAGGTGTGTCATTGGTTCTGCAGCTTTAGCATTCGCATTCACAGCAGTTCTGGATTGCTTAGTGCCTACTTCCATTTCTTGTAATTCTCCACGAGACATTTGAACTCTCCGATTAACCTCTAGTTTTAATCTATATTTATTTATAATTTAAAGATTTGTGAGGAAATCATTAAAAAGATTTAATTTATTTTCATCAAGTTTTTTTTGTGTTACAAGGGTATTAATTCTTTTATATGTTTTAGTGGCATATTTTTCACGAAGAATACCTCCATCCCATACCCAATCTTTCCCTTCCATAATTCCAGATACAAAAGCATCTGGAGCAGAAGGATCTGCAACAATATCAGCAGCAGTTGCAAGCATAAAATCTTCACCCACAACATTAATTCCTTCACGAGTAAGTTGAAGTGATCCAACACCACGAGAAGAGACACCAAGTTTTACACCTTCACTAATGAGAGACTCTGCAATCTTACCCATAGGTGTGCCAAGAATTTTTGCCTTTCCAACAAAATTTGATCCACTTTCCTTTAATGAAATTATTTTATGTGAAACTCGATCAAGGTTTACAGTTGGACCATCTGGATGTCCCAACTCTCCAAGTGCTCTTCCAGGTTGAATATGATTTTCACTATACCTACAAACTTCACGGCGTAAAACATCCATTGGATACATACGACCATTACGATTTCTTATATCTCCTTGAAGAAAAACTCCTTCAATATAAAGTGATCTTTTACCGTTATGATTTTCAACGATAAACTCTACTGATTCCATTTCTTCTCTGATAAGTTTCATCATTGATCTCCTGAAATTTGAATTTGTTGAAAATATGCAAATCCACTACCACCATCAGACATAAAAGAAGCCTTTAATGACCCTTTTAAATCTGCATAATTATTTGAATTGTATGCAGTGGCAATTCCAGATGTGTTATGATTTACAATAATTCTGGTGCTATAAAATCCAGAAGTATTTGATGAATTGTTTACAGATGTAACAACTTTATGGGAAAAATCAAAATATGGTTGGTTACTTACAGTTAAACTAACTGTGTCATTCACATCAAAGGGGGATCCAGTGCCTTCAGGAAAATCTAGAATCGTTGTAGTTCCAGTAGTAATTCCAACAACTTTTTGAGATTTTGGTTTTCCTATAGATAAAGTTTCTGGAAGTGCATCAACTACAAAATAATCAACATGACTTGATGTTGGATTTGTTCCAACAGCAACGTGTCCATTTTTACCTATAGCAACAATTCTTAAAGTATCAGTATATTGTGTAAAACTATTACTTTGAGAACTAGTTCCATTTGAGGTTGCTGTAAATCCCGATCCTACTGGTTTATGAGCCATATGTACAATAAGTTTATTAATTATTTATAATATAATTAATTATCTTCATCCCCATCTTCTTCTTCATCATCTTCATCCTCAGATTCTTCCTCACTTTCATTTTCGCCAAATAATTGTGAAGCAACTGCTGATCTCATATTTTCAAGTCTTTCCGCAGATTTGGAAAAAAGTAAATCTTTAATTTTATCACTTACTTGTGATGGTGATTCATTAGTCGCAATAAGATCCATTAACTCTTCCATTTTTATATATGTGTTTGTTATGTTTGTATTTATGAATTATATCTCTCCGCCTTTTGGAATTTCAACAACCTTTGCCTGAGACTCCATATCTGGTTCTTTTGGTACTTGACCTAACAATTCTCCACCAGTTTCCACAGGCATTCCAGTCATAGGATCTACCGGAATACTTGGATCTGGTATAATACCATCTTCAATTTCTTTTTTAATTAATTGATCTTGCTCAATAATATCTTCATCAGTTTGACGTAAAATTCTACGCCTCATATAATCTTGAGAATAATATTTTCCAACATAAGGTTCTGCAGCAACAACAAGATTTAATCTTTCTGTTAAAAGTTCTGCTTCTTTCAATTCTGAAAAATGATTATCGTAAAGAAAATCATACTGAATATGCTGACTCATCTTATCCCAGTCTTCTGGAGTGATGACATTTTTAAGAATTAATTGAGTTCTAAGAATATCACTAAAAATTCCAGCAAATCTTTTTCTAAGTCTTCCTACAAATTTACTAAATTTTAATTCATCTCTTAAAATTTCCGACGAACGACCCATATTGAATCCACCATCTCCAGCAAGTCTTGATGATGGTACATTTAATGATTGAAAAAGTTTCTTTTGAAAATATTGAATGTCAGCCAATTCTCCAAGATTTTGACCACCAGGAAGTGTAGTAATTTCAGTTCCTCTACCACCTTCACGACGAGGTAACCAAAAATCTTCCATCATTGACATATGTTTTTTATCATCACGAATTTCACCTGTATTTACATCATAAACAAGTTTATTGCGATAACGTTGCATTACATCACGAAGATATTGCTCCGCTTTAATTTTAGGAAGATTTCCAACATCAATGTAAAAAATTCTTCTTTCAGGAGCACGAGAAAGACGATAGATTACAAGACTATCTTCAATCATTCTTAGTTGATTGAGTGATTTAATTGCTTTATGAAGCCATGAAAGTACATTACCTTTATTTCTATCAACTAATCCAGAAGAACAAAAAGTAATTGCATCTTTTGCAATTTTGATTGACTGATCTACAGATTGTAAAGTATTTGGATATTTTTCTTGTTGAGTGTATATAAAATATTCTTCAATTTCCGGAAAACTTGTTAATTGATTATTCGCCTGCGATCTATCAATACCATTAAGTGTTTTTTCACTTTTTTTAAGTTGACGCACATGTTTTACTTTAATGGCATCCATAAATCTCAATTCTTGAATACCAGCTTCAGTATCTTTCAAATCTACAATTTTATGATAATAAATTCTTCCATCTACATACCAATTTCTAAAAATTTCATGACTTTTTCTATCAAAATCTAAAAGTGATTTAATGTAATCAAATTCTTTACGAATAATTTTTTTGATTCCATCACTTGCATTTAGATTTGTGAGATCAATTTGTACGGGAGTATCGTACAAATCGCTCACAATCGCTTCATTTACAACATCTTCAATTGCCATATCACATTCTGGATGCAAAGACATCTCACGATATCTTTTAATCAAATCAGCTTCTGTACGATATACTCCCTCAATATCTAAATATTGTCCATAAAACCCACTACTTACAAAATGCTCAACTCCATCTTCACTATTGGGAGGTACTGGAGATGTCGCAGATTTTGGTAAACGATTACTATCCTCAATCGAAAATCCAAAAAGATTTGCCATATTGTAAAGTTAATTATGTTTTGATATCTTATTTATGCGAGTGCACCAGGACCATCATTGATTTCCATATATAAAACTTGAAGTTCCACAGTAAATTCTTCAATCGCATTTGTTGAATCATAAGAAACATCAATTGCACTTACTGAAGTTGGGAAAGTTCCAAAAAGTTTATAACTTCTTAATGTTGAAACGTTTCCAGTGGCACCACTTTTCTTTGTTCCATCAATATCTCTTCCAAGTTGATAAATTACCATATCCGCATGATAACTTGCTGGATCAATAGACCCAGTATTGTTATCCAACTTACTCAAAATGTTTGCCCAGCTCTCATAAGCATGGCGAATTGTAAAGTCTGTATCGTTAATAATAGTAATTGTCCAAGGATCAAACGTTCGATCTCCAGCAACTTTTAAAATTCTTCCTCTGAATGGTACATCAATTGGTGCTACAGTGGATGCTGGAAGATTAGCAGTTTTACAAAGATATCTACTTTTTGTTAAAACCTCATTACCAGCAACAGTTGATAAATCTGCGGGAAAAGCCATTTCAACCTCAAAGAGATTGCTTCTTGCACCACCCCCAGTAAGTTGACCTTTAAAATCTGTAATCTTTCTAATTGGAATTGCCATTGTTTTAATCTCCGTTAATTAAATTAAACTCTACCAGCTACTTCACTAAAACTCACACCCGTGCGGGTAGCAACAAATGTCAGACTTACAAAGTTGATTGATTTTGCAGGTTTGATATAAATATCAGCCCTAAATTCATTGTTATCAATAACATCTGGTGTGTTATTAGTAGTATCGCAAATAACTAAGAAATCATAAATTCCTCGTTTTGCTTGGACATCACGGAGAAATGGTTCTACAATATTTACAAAGTTTGCTCTTGTAACTTCATCGTTAAATTCAAACAATTGTGCCTTTGCAGCATTTGTAAGACTCTTTTCAAGAGTTAGGAAAAGTCTTCTTACATTAATTCTATCAAACGCTGAATTATATGCTAATCCAGTTTTGTCACCAAAAAGCAATACTCCAATTCCTGGTTGAAGAATTACAGGATTCACTCTAGCAACATAAAGCGAATCTCTTTGAGACTTACTTGGGTTGTATGCAAGTTTAACTGCATTGTTAAACACTCCTCGTTGTTGCCCAGCAGGAGAGAACCAAGGGAATTGGTTTAGATCAGTTCTAACCATCAATCCCGCAATATCAGCGTTACATGGCACATATCTGAAAGTATTGTTAAATCTATCATACATGTATTTGTAACCACTATCAAAAATTGCATAAGATGAAGATGTAATTGAATCAAAGAATGTAACAATGTTTGTGGTTTGAGATGCAGAAGAAGTATTGTTTAAGTTTGTTCCAACAACAGCAGATCTATATGGTGAAATAACAGCAACACAATCTTTTCTTGCTTCCGCAATACTGATTAGATAGTTTGCTTTTGCTTGAGAATCCTCTTTGGATGCTAAACCGGGACCATTAATTAAAACATCAACATCAATATCTTCTGGGTTGTTGAAAAGATCATATGAGGTAATTAAATTTGATAACGCTGCAGTGTATCCATTAGAAGCATTATAATTTACACCACCACCAAGGTTATATGTTTTATTTCCAATTGCTGTAAATGTAGTATTTTGTGCTAATCCTCCCCAAAGACCTTGAGAGGTTGTTATTGGAGTATATCCTGCCGAGAAACCTACTGCTCTTGGGAAAGTTCCTTGAATTGCATCATTTGCGTTTGACGGACTATATCCAGCAAATACATATGCAGAATTTAGAGCAAGATAATCTTTATAGTAAACAATTTCTGGAGCATTAGCAGATGAAATTGTATCTGAAGCTTTTGATAAATTGGCATGTCTTTCAAGAATATTTCCCTGAATACCAGTTACTACTCCAGTATCATCAACTATAACTACATGTAAAGCATCACCATTACCACTTCTATCCGAAACATACTTGTTTGTAGTAGGTTTATCTAATATTGATTTCCAGTAAACAACACTATTTGTCAATCCTAAAGTTTGATCTCCATACCAATCATTTGCTGATGTGAGAGTTGCCGCAGAATATGTTACGATTCCACTAGTTGATTGAACAAAACTTGCGGTTCTTGATGTTTTAAATTCGTAGTCACTTCCTTGCCTATAATAAACTGCAGTTTCTGTTCCACCAGATGAAACTCTTGAAAGAACTTTTACCGAAAAACTACTGTTTCCACTAGAAGAATCTGTACTAACACCAGTAATAATTCCCTTCAAGTATCCAGTAAACAATGAAGTAGATCCTGTTCCAGCAATAACTACATTAGTTAAATTGGTTGTCACACCATTTCCAACCAAAACTCCAAGATTTGCAGGATTGGTAGTATTAATTCCCAAAGTTTGATCTGCAAAATCATCGATATAACAAAGTTTTAAACCGTTTGCCCAAGTTCCAGGATTTTTTGCTGCATAATAAAAATTTGTAGCAGACTCGTAATTTTGCTGATAGTCATCATAATTTTTAATCTTTGCTGAAGTTGTGCTTGCAATTCCAACTCCAACGTTTGCGTTATTTAATGTGCTACCATCAGTTCTTATAACTTGAAGAATGCCAGTATATGAAAGAAAAGATGAAGCACTTAACCAATATTCATATTGATTGTCGGATGAAATAGGTTTACCAAATACTGAAAGCAAATCTTGCTCATTAGTAATTGTTACTGGAAAATCCACGGGTCCTTGTTGAAATGGACCAGCAATTGCGCCAGCACTAACTCCAAAATTATCCGCTCTACCTACCGTAAGATCAACTTCTCTTACTAATATTCCAGGTGAAACAAGAGCTACTGCCATATTCTTCTCCTAAGAAGTCTCATATTTTATCTAAAAATATTTATAATTAACTCGTTTTTAACTATAGTCCCACATGAAAGAACTATCTCCATATTCATCTAAATGCCATCTATCTCCGTCTTGATCTACAAAACTAGTATCATCTAATCCATTAACAATGAATCCAAATGGAGCCATGTCTTGCTCAATTTGAGTTTTTTGCTCCTCATAAATTCTTTTACGAACGTCATTATCAGTCATTTCTTTGAAATAATCTTGTGCAACTAACCAAGAAAAGATAACCAAACACATTGCTAAATCGTCATTACAACCTTCCTCTGCCTCAAATGATTGGTTTTTTTGAATAAATGTTGTCAATTCGCTGATGATGTTATAATCAGTTGTAAAAAGTTTATCATCCTCAATCAAAGCTTTTAAATTGGAGCATCCAAGTTTTTTGACTGCCTTAGTCATTCTTACTCCAAGTTGAGACCTTTTTCCACTAAATCCAGATCCAACAATTTGTCCAGCTCTTCCACGCATTGAGCACATTAAAACATTTTCATATTCAAGGTCATAATGTAAAATTGAAGCAACTTGATCTCCAATATCATTAACCTCTGCCAAAATATATGCCATATTATATGATTTTGCTAATTCATGTATAATATTTGGAAATAGCATTGGTTTTATTTCATTATTTTTATATGTTGCGACAACTTGATATGGAATATCTGATATATTGTAAATAATAAATGCTGAGTAATCTTGCCCAATTCCTCTTGCAACATCAACAGTTATTAAATAACTAGAATCCTCTATTGGTTCTTTGTATACTGATAAACCTTTATTACTTTTAATTGGATCTTCATATATTAAAGTTTTTAATTTTGCAACACTAATTAAAGTATCAACTGATCCTAAAAATTCACATTCAAACTCAACCTTAAATTGCTGTTCGCTTGTGTTAGCAATTGTTTGTTGTTTCCATTTCTGATCTCTTCCTGGCACCTCAGACCAATGCACTTCAACTGGAACATATTCATTACGCTTTCTTTCTGCATCATGCCACATACGGTAGAAATGATTCATACCATGTGGAGTAGAAACTATAATAACCTTTGTGCTTTTACCTGAAGAAATTGTTGGATATACAGATGCAAAAAATTGATCTGCAATATTGTTTGGAATAAAAGCAAATTCATCCAAAAATATGATATTATAAGATCCACCACGAACTGCTGATGCTGATGTGGATGAAGCAACAATTTTTGATCCGTTTTCCAATTCTAATGATTGTTTATTCCAAGAAAGAATTCCTTGCTGCATCCATCTTGGAAGATTTTCATATGCAAGTTGTAATCTCCCCAAAAGATCCTTTGCTGTAGATGATTTGTTTGCAAGAATTGCTATGTTAATATTATCGTTAAAAACGGCATAATGGAGAAGATATGAAACTACAGTAGTACTTTTCCCCGTTTGACGAGGCATCTTACAAATATTAAATCTATGATTATGAAAATTTCTAATTAATTTTTCTTGAAATTTATATGGTTTAAAATTAACCAATCCTTCGTCAAGAGAAACAATTTTAATATAATTTTTTGAAAAATATACAGGATCTTCTTTACATTTCATAAACTCCTCAATATTTTCTTGAGTAAACTCAATGGGAGTATTTGCTTTTTTTAGATTTGGATTACCAAGATAAATATTATCTAACACGCATTATTACCAAACATTTAATGGACAATGCATAGATTTAATTTTTGTTTTTATATCCATAAAGCAACCACATGTAGAACATGTTCTAAACTTTTTGTTAAACTTATCACACGATTCGCAAATTTTTAATCTATCTGCTGGTTTTAGATTAACCTTTTCTTCTTCTGTCAATTTTGTTTGTGGGTAAATAAAATTTTCCATGTGTATTAAAAGTTTCTTCAAAAATATTTATACGAAAAAATATATCAATTTTTTAACATTCCCATTTTGCTAATGCTAATGCTTTTCTTGTAGGTCTTCCCTTTTCATCTTTCATAGGACCAGGCATTCCTCCCATACGAGCACAGAAAGATCTTTTACGAGGTCCTCCTTGTGGTTGTGGTGCTTGTAAATTACTTCCTGGGTTTTCTGCTTCGTAAGATTTTCGACCTTTTTCATTAAGTCCACCTTTAGGATTTTTTCCTTCTTTTTTTTGCCATGCTGCAACTTCTTCTATAGTTTCTTCTGTTATTTGAACAATTGGCTCTCCTGGTTGAATTGTTGAAACTTTAAACATCAATACTTTACCACCTGGGTAAACTTTCTCAATTTGATCACTGACTTCCCTTCTGTTTGGAATTCTTGGTTGTGGAAAAAACATTTTAATCATATAAGAAAGACCTCTCCAGGAAACCAAAACAGAAATTACTTGTCCATTTCTAGATGGCATATAAGTAGATTCTTCAATAGTTTCTTCACTTACAGATTTCCATCCACCTCCCTTTGATTTATACCATTTAGAAGCCCATCCATTTGCATAAGCACTTGGGTATACATCAAATTTTTGTTTTGCAAGAGATTTTGCTTTTGACCACAACGATGGGTTGGTGGGTTTATTTTTTTCTTCCAAATAATTTAATTTTTCTTCCCCATCAAGTTGCTCTAAAATTTTGGAAACAATACCAGTATATTCTTCTTTTTTTACTGGGGGAAGATCTACTTTTGCTGCTTTTTTCTTTTGCAATTCAGTTGCCATTGGTCCTAATTGTTGAGCTGCATCTGGAGTTAATGCACCAATACCTCTTGATGGTTTTCCTACTTTAAAACTTAATTCTTCTGGAACACAATTTGGCACCATTTTCTTTCCTTTCTTTTTTAATCCAACTTGCTTATACCCAACCCAACATGCTTCATCCATTTCACCACTATCAACATAATCTGCAGCACTATCAAGATAATCCGCTGCTTTAGTTATTTTTGATTGCACCCATGCTTCAACATTTCCCTCACCTTTACCCATTTTTGCTTTTAATCTTTTTGCTGCATTCATGATAGTTGATAACTCAGAACGAGCCATAGAATACTCGTGATCTTTTGATTCTTTCATCGAACAATCCTCATTTCCGTGTGTAGGACAAGTTTTTCCTTTTTTTGTATGATTACATGCACCTTCCACTGGTTTACCAATACCCACTTCTGTTGGTTTTATTTTTTGTCCAGGAACATTAAATCCAGTTGGAAGTGGTTTACATTCTTTATTTGTATTACACCAATACATCCCTTTACCACATTTTTCTTCTACAACATTTTGAAATTGGAAATCATTATTTAAAGACATGATTGGTTTTCCTCCTTTACCTGAACGATCTGCTACTGGATCTTCCCTTCTTTTTCTTATTACTGCAGACGCTCTTTGATTTTGAGTCATTTTTGCTGCTTTTTCATTAGAAAGACATTTTGGTTTTGGTTCTTCTGGTTCACGAGCACAAGGACCAATT